GTCACTATCTCAACATTCCAATCCATCTACGGGTTGCAGAAGGGATGGTACCGCCAGTTTGATGGGGTCATCGGGGATGAGTGTCATAACTTCAAAGCAAAGGTGCTACAGGGGATTATGAAGAAGTGTCCTGACGCCAAGTGGAGGTATGGTTTTACTGGTACATTGGATGGTAAGAATGTCAATCAGTTGATTCTTGAGTCACACTTCGGTCCAGTATTTAAGACCACCAGTTCCTCTGATTTGATGGAGAAGGGATTCCTTGCCAAGTTGAATGTAAAAATTCATATTATCAAACATACCCCACAAGTATTCAATACTTACAATGATGAGATTGAATATCTTGGTCAGGATTATGGAAGAAACAAATATATCTGTGAACTAGCTCATGCATTGAAAGGGAACGTATTGGTATTGTTTGCTCGTGTCGAGAAACATGGTATCCCAATGTCAGAGATGATGAGAAACCTGACTATCAGACCTGTTCATTTGATCTATGGTGATACTGATGTCAAGGAAAGAGAACAGGTAAGATCTTTGGCAGAGAAAAATGACGACCTCATTATTTTTGGTAGTTATGGCACGATGTCAACCGGTGTCAATATCAAGAACTTACATCATGTGATCTTTGCATCTCCTTCTAAATCTCGTGTCAGAGTTCTACAGTCCATTGGTCGTGGATTGAGAAAGGCAAATCAAAAAGATAGATGTATGTTATATGACGTTGCAGATGACTTCAGAAAGAATGGTGGGAGATCAAACTTCACCTTGAATCATTTGGCAGAAAGAATCAAATACTATACCGAAGAAGACTTCGAATTTACCATACAAGAGGTATCTCTAAATAGTATTGTCCAACTTACATAATTAATATGTTAGATCCCTTCTACGCTACTCTCAAATTAGTAACGGGTGAAGAGGTTCTTGCAGAGGTTATCCCATCAAGTGAAGAAGGTGTTGACTACTTCCTAGTTCAAAGTCCTATCGTCATTTCAGAGACGATGTCAATTGATCATCAAAAAGGAGTAGCAGTATCTGGTTTAGTACCCAAGAAGTGGATGTTATACGGAAATGATGACATGACAATCATCTACAAACACCATGTCATTTCCATATCAGAACTAGATAAATTCGGTACAGACTTCTATTCAAAAGCACTTATCGCTGCAAAAGTCTCATCCCCAGTCAAACGTAAAGTTGAATCAGAAAACAACGTAGGATATATCGGTAAAATAGAATCGACCCGTCTTCTTTTAGAGGATATCTATTCTTCTTCTCCTAGTGTATCTGATGATGATTACATAGAGTATGATGATCCTTTAGCCTAATGGTTACTTAAGTAACTTAGCTTATTATTAACCCTTGTTCCCGACACTCACAGTCTACACAAGATTCACTACCTTGTCAAGTGCAAGTGATTTATGTTATAATATGATCAACAAACAGTACATCTATGACCACAACACCAGCACCAAAGAAACGTCAACGTAATAACTTTATTGATAACAAAGAGTTCTACGCTGCCATTGTTGAATACAGAAAGAAGGTAGATGTTGCTAAAGAGAAAGGACTTACCAAAAAAGATGAGGGGTGGCCCCGTATCCCTCGTTATATTGGTAAGTGTTTTCTTGATATTGCAGAACATCTATCTATGCGTCCTAACTTCTCTAACTACATGTACCGTCAGGACATGGTCAGTGACGCTGTAGAGAACTGTGTTATCTATGCTCATAACTTTGATCCTGAGAAGTCAAAGAACCCCTTCTCCTACTTCACACAGGTCTGTTGGTATGCCTTTATCCGTCGTATCGGTAAAGAGAAGAGACAGATTGAAATTTGTGACAAGATTATTTCCAAGTCAGGATTTGAAGAGTTCTTTGTTGGTGATCAATTAGGTGAATCAAGTGACTTCAACTCCATTAAAGATGTCGTTGAACAACGACGTAATGGAAATAAATAACTCAAAAGTAGAGGTATGAGATGAGTGATCCGTTAGATGCTCTATGGTTTTTATGTGAGCAAGAGTTAGGTACACAAGAAAGAATGAGTGCCGCCATTGATAAGGCAAAGAAAGGTGGCACTGATCTTGGTGGTGGTCAAGTCAAGTCAGCTGGTCGTGCAGGTCTAGAGATTGGTCGTAAGCCACAACAGAAACCAGATCTAAGTGGTGGTGCCAAACAGGCTGATAGTGGTGACTATCTCGTTGCCGGTAAACCACAAGATAAAGTTGGTAAGGTGGACACAAGTGATCCACAAGCGATGATAAAAAGATCAGTTGATACTGCACGTCAATCTGGTGTCCCCTATCCAGTAGCGGTTCAACAAACAACAGGATCTCCACCGCCGATTGATACTCCTCAAGCCAAAGCTACGATTGCTACTGGAATGGGAGCTTCATCTCAATCTAACGACAAGCCGGGTAGAGATGGACTACAACAGGGTCGAACAGAGGCTCCTGGTCCAGTTAGTGTCAGTGCCCGTATTCATGACATGGAAGGAGAGGAAGAAGTCTCTCAACAGAATCTACAGGAACCTGGTAGAAGTGAGACAGATCCCGACTTACAGGGTGATAAGATCAAGGCTAGTGGTAGTCAACCAGCAGGTGAAGATGAACCTGCCAGTGCCGGTCAGGCAGTAGCCCAGAAGTCCTCGGATCCTAATAAGACATTGGACTCCATGGTTGATGAACCTGGACAACAGATCAGTCCTGAGGATGATCTGGAAGGTGCCGAAATGGAACTTGACGGAGAGATTGAAGACCTGGATAAGATGCTAGGTGATCAGTGGGAGCAGTATACACAAGACATCAATACTAGAATTGATGAAATGGAAAAGATCAGTAAACTCAAAGCGAGAAGACTGAGAGAAAAATTTGACACATTTAGTAAGGCATTCAATAAAATTCCATCGACACAAAATAGATCGAGCTTCCTCTCTGCCATTGGTAAGGCTAAAACATATGAAGGTAGAATCAACTCGGGGGCGGGAAAGAATAACTTAGGATACTTGGATGTGCAATCTCTTAATGACAACCAAGAAAGATTACTAAAAGGTTATGGTGATGGATCTCCAGAAGCAATTGAAAAGTTTGTCCGTGGTGTAAGATCGACAAAAGTAGATCCAGAATTTCTTGACTCTTCTTTTGAATTACTGCCTGATAAATTTAAGAATGCTTTGAGTGGTAAGGGAAAAGTAGGACAACCGAAGGTTCATTTTCTAGGTTATGACGATGATGGAAATGCTATCCGTGGTGCTGCTACCAGTAAAGATAGAGCCAAATTGATGTGGCAATATTACCTTGAGCAGGGAGGCAGGGATGCTTATACTGGTCTGCCTTTAGATCTGGAGTCCATGGATCTTGAGCATGTTGTTGCATTTGACAACAAAGATAATGGAAAACCCACGCAAGAGGATTACGAAAACAGAGAACATGAAAAGAATCATGTTTTAATTAATTCTAATATCAATCAGAAGAAGTCCAATTTGAGCATGAAAGACTTTCTTGAAAGAGAAATGAATCCCTTTCTGGAGATGTCTGAGGAGGAATTTGGCGGAAGACAAGCGATGTATGACAGAGCGAATAAGATTGGAGATGAATCTCAACAACTTATTACTACACTGATTGATGAGATTTCTGAGGATGGTAAAGTAACAGCAAAAGAATTGAAGTCAGATATGACAATGGAGTTACTCCGAGGTCACTTTGACAATTCTGATAAAACTTATGAGGATTTAAGAAAAGAGTTTAGAAAGAGAGCCAAAGTTCCAGAAGACAAGAAGAAGGCAGACCAACTAAAGTCTGGTCTAGGCAAAGAATTATTGATGTCCCTTGGCATGACAAGAGGTTTACCTGATAAGAGTGGTAGGAGAACACAAAAGATGAATGAGAATGTTTATCGTGGATTCTTATTGACCATGGCTAAAGCAGATCCGAAACGAAGAGCTGAGTTGAGAAATGCATGGGAAGAAGCTATTGAAGTCGGTAGAGGAGCTAGAAGTGAAAAGGCATTCAGAGATAAAATTTTAGAACTCAATGGTATTGACGCTGATATTATTAGTGATAAGAAAATGGGCAGAGTATTCAGAGAAGAATGGGAATGGGAAGATTTACTTGACTTAACAGAGGACTACGACTATAATGATGATGTAGATTTCCTCCGTAAGTATGGCAGGGCATAAGGTTGCAATCCTTACTGACACGCACTTCGGTGTCCGTAAGGGTTCACAAGTATTCCATGATTATTTTGAGAAGTTTTATACCGAAACATTCTTTCCCAAGATAGATGAAGAAGGCATTGATACAATCATCCACATGGGTGATTGTTTTGATGTAAGAAAAGGTATTGACTACTGGTCCCTTGACTGGTCAAAGAGAGTGTTCTTTACTCCTGTCAAGGAGAGAGGGATTCGTTTGATCATGATTGTAGGTAACCATGATATCTTTTACAAACAAAGTCTCAAGTTGAACTCTCCTCGTCTCAATCTGGTTGAGTATGACAACATTGAGATCATTGACAATCCACAACTGGTAGAAGTCAAGGGTGAGAATATCTTCATGGTTCCCTGGATCTGTGAGGACAATGCAGGAGAGTTTGTAGAGAAGTTAGAACTTGCCAAACTGGCTGAAGTCAAAGGTTGTATGGGTCACCTGGAACTGGCTGGGTTCCAGATGAACAAAGACTTTGTTTGTACTCACGGAACAGATGTCAAACACTTTGAGAGTTTTGATTATGTGTTCTCTGGTCACTTCCACAAACAATCAATCAATGGACACATTAGATACCTCGGTAACACCTATCAGATCTACTGGAATGATGAGGGAGAGACTCGTGGGTTCAATCTATTTGATGTCAAGACACAGGAACTAGAGTTCGTTGAGAACCCTAATACAATGTTCCACAAGATTTACTATGATGAGACAAAGAAGAAGAAAATCAATCCGATTGATTATCAAAACTCTTATGTCAAGATTATTGTAGAGGGTAAATCAACACCCAAGAAGTTTGGTGCCCTTGTAGATGGATTGTATGATGTAGGTATTCATGACCTGAAAGTGATTGAGAACATTGACATCAGCATCGATGATGACGTGGAAGTTGAATCAGAGGACACTCTAACTACCCTAACTAACTATGTGAATTCGATGGAAGAAGATTCCATCAATAAAGAAAACCTTGTCAATATATTCAAAAGTCTTTATGTAGAAGCTCAGGAGGTCTAACATGTTCATGCTCACAAAAATCGAAGGTGAAATTGAATCTGGTACCTATGCCACGATTGATGATGATGGAACACCATGTGTACAATTCTTTGTTGACAAAGATGATGCCATGACATATAATGTACAGTTGTCGGCTGTTGGTTACGACTTGTCTGTTACTGAAACTCCCGATGATTCTGTTGATAAAATCTGTGACTTACTTGGTTACGCCTATACAGTTGCAGAACCTGGGGATCTAGTCATTCCCAAACTGGAAATCCTGCAAAAAGAACTAGAGAACCTTGATTATCTTTCGTGAACTCTCCTTCAAAAACTTCCTATCCACAGGAACACATCCCACTACAATACAATTAGACAGGACCAAGACAACCCTTGTTCATGGTGTCAATGGTTCTGGTAAGTCAACCATTCTTGATGTGTTGACTTATGTTTTATTCAATAAACCATTCCGTAAAATCAACTTGCCACAGTTGATCAATAGTTCTAATAAGAAAGAACTATTGACTGAGGTGAAGTTTTCGATTGGAAACAATAACTTTACTGTCATTCGTGGACAGAAACCAAAGGTGTTTCAGATCTATCGTAATGATGAACTGATTGACTCCAAGGCATCTGATAAAGATAATCAGGTCTACCTGGAACAGAACATCCTCAAAATGAATTACAAGACCTTTTCACAGGTTGTAATTCTTGGTAGTGCTAACTATGTGCCCTTCATGGCACTGAACGGAATCGGTCGTAAGGAATGTGTGGAAGACTTCCTGGACATCAGAGTGTTCAGTGTTATGTTAACCCTCGCTAAGGCACGTCTCAGTGACCTTAGAACCTCCTCTAATCAAGTCAAGGGTGACTTATCAAACCTTGACTATAAGATGGACCTACAGAGGGAGAGACTGGAGGAGATCAAGTCAAAGAGTGAGGATGATATCAAGGAACTGAATCAAAGTATCTCCAACCTACAAGACAAAGGAAAGAATCTGACAGGAGAACTCGATGACCTGAGAGGACATAAAGATGAAGTCAATCAACAGATTACTGAATTACTAAAGACGGATCCTGAGTCAAAGTATAACAAGTTCAACACTGCCAATATTGGTATCAAACAAAAGATCAAGACCGTTGATAATAATATCTCGTTTTATAAAAACAATGATCACTGCCACTCATGTGGTCAGTCCATCGAACAACACGTAAAGGATGTCAATATCTCCAAATATGAAGAAGAGAGAATCAAGCTGGTAGAAGCAACTGTTCAGGCGGATACAATGATAGATAAACTAACTTCAAAATTAAATGACATCAGGGACAAACGTAATTATGTACAGAGTATCGATAACGAGATCTATAAAAGAGACACCGAGATTAAGTCCATTAGGAATTCTATTCAGGACAATCAGGCAAAGATTCAAACAATTC